CGATAATATTATAAATAAATATTACGATTTTTTATGTCAGAAGAGCCTATCAAGCCAAACCCTTCTCCTGAACAATATGCAGCTTTACAGGAAGAATTACAAAAATTAAAAGCTAATAATGCAAAATTATTAGATCAGAATATAAAAGCAAAAGAAGCAGGGAAAGCTATTCCTCCAGATGTTGATGTAAATGCCTTGATTGCTTATAAGCAGAAAAAAGAACAGGAAGAACTAGAAGCACAGGGTAAATATGAGGAGGCAAGAGAAAAACTTGCAACTCAATATCGAGAAGCTGAAGAGGCAAAAAACAAAAGAATACAGGAACTGGAACAAAGACAGAGAGAACTTGAGGTGGAAGCCCCTGCCGTCAGTGCATTAGCTGATGTTGTTCATGACCCACAATATGTCTTGTCAAGAATAAACAGAGATCAACTTGCAAGAGAAGCAGATGGAACTGTTGTTATTGTTGATGGTTATAACAGAACTCCTGTTAAAGATTGGGCGCAACAAAAGATGCCTCAATGGGTACAGAAAAACCCAAGACCACAGGGAGGTGGTGCTACAACAACAAAAGTAACTGCTGATGTTATTACAGGAGAATCAAACCCATTTGCCAAAGAATCTTTTAATTTAACTGAACAGGCTAGATTGTATAGAACAGACATTAATAAATATAATATGCTCAAAAACGCAGTTAGCGGTTAATAT